AAATACTTTCGACCCGTTTTCTAATTCAATATCACCTTTGTTCCATGTAGTAACACCCTGTTGTAACCAACTAGGTAAGTGTTCATACATAGTTTGGTAACGATCTAGAACTTCTCGAGCAGCTGTAGCTTTGTTCGCTAAGATAGCTACGTTCTTATTTTCTTGAAATAGTGTATACCATAAAATGTATGCAGCAGAAGTAGTGGTCTTACCCTGCTGACGTCCTTCCATAAGGATAACTCTACGGTTCTCATGGATAACTTTAACTTTTTCTTTTTGACACTCATATAGCTTGAACGGAACCAAGCCATGATCCAAAGAAACAATTTTACAATAGTTTTCAATAAAGTAAATTGGATCTTGAGAACACTTTAAGTATTCTTGAACCTGTTCTGGTGTGAATTGAACGCTGACGTTTGCAGCTTTTAGGTTCACATTAGCATTATAAACTTTACTCATATTTAAAAATTATCTTGCCAATTTTCTTGTGATATTGTTGCTGTCGATGGGTCGCCCTCAGCAACATAAACTCTATTTGGATTAGAGAAATTTTCATTCTGACCAAGATTGGCTCCAACCTGAGAGATAACACCCTGATTGCTAAGTGGTCCAAATAGGTTTGTCTTCAGTGTGAAGTTTAGGGTATGTGTGACGAATCTTCTTGTTTGGAAATCGCCATCATAATCATCCTGAACTGAAATGCTATTTAAAATCACTGGAACATCAAGAACGATATTCATATCTTCAACAGTCTTAATCGCCAAAGTGTATTCTGGTGTAAATGTCGGCAATATTTGTTCAATGATTTGAAGACCATCTTCTTGTGTTTTTGTTAAAACGTAAAGAGATATGTCAATGTTATATGGAACTGGTGTATACAGAGTGTTCATTGATGTTGTTCCAACACCACATGTTATCTTCTGCATACGATTAGTTTTTCTTGAAGAATCGTAAGAATAACCAGTTATCTCAAAAGACATTCTTGGTAATGTAGTGTATGTATTGTTTTCTAGATTAGGGTCTGAGTCAATACGAACTAACCACTTTTCTTTAGGTGCGTATGCCAGTGGAACCTGAACTCTTTGAACAGTTGTTCCATTGACAGAGTCACCCTGTTTACGATCGATATAAATGCTACTGAATAAGCTACCGAAGCCAACGATAGTTTTTCTAATTATACCATGATAGAATACTTGGTTACTTAGCATTAAACTACGTCTCCGAATGGATTATTTTCATTAAACAAAATGTCAGCAGCTTCTTCTTTGAATGAGTTATTATCACCATAAGAATCTGGCGCATCCACGTTTGCTGCAATCTCTACAACAACAGTTGCTCCAGTTCCACCACCGCCAGTTACCGCTACAGTTGGTGTTGAGTTGAAACCGATTCCTGGATTTACAATATTAACAGAAACCAATTTACCACCCTGAATTACTGGTTCTAGAACAGCACCACGACCAGTGCCATTACTAATGACAAGTGTCGGCGCAGAAGTGTAAAAATTACCCTGATTAGTTACAGTGGCAGAAACGATTCTAGCATTTTCTGTTCTAGTTGTATTTGTATTAAATGTTTTCAGTGTTTCGAAGTTGTCGATCTGGCTAATACCAGTATCAATAAATTCTGAACTGTATTGGAACAACTCAACCTGTAGCTTGTAAACATATAATTTACCAAGTTGATAAAATGGGTCTTGATGTGTGACAAACTTAATTTCGAATAAACCTTTAGTCAAAGGGAAATAAATTAAGTCGCCTTCGTTTGGTCTGTTCGGTAGTGTTGTTACACCATAACGTCCAACGAATTGATCCCATCTGCGACGAGCAACTACCAAAGTAGCTGACTGCTCCATCATCAAACCAAACTTCTGAATAAACGCACCCTGACCAGAGAACGAATCTACATTCTCGAAATACATTTCAATCGGGAATGCTGTTTTAAACTGCGATAGTCTATCTTCACCAAGAATCTCGTCTTTACTAACAAGAGTTCGTGGAATGTACATAACCTCGTTACCGTACATACGTAACGATTCAATAATTAAATCCTCAACTAGATACTGTTCGTTTCTAGTTCCATGAGAAAAATAAACATTTGTCGTGGTCATTATTATCCTAAGAAGAAATCAAGGGGAGCAGATTTGTTCATTAACTCATCTTCCAACTCTTTTATTTCTCCAGTTGCTTCGTCATATAAAGCATTACCATCTAAAGTAACACCACCTGGAAGTTGAATTCCAGAAAACTTCTTAATGTTAACTGCCCATTGTTTCTTAAACAATGCAGTTACATAATGTTTCAACCACGCTTCGTTCCATACTTTTGTGTATTCTGTAGGATCTAAAACACGGTAACATTCTACAATAATATAATCTCCAACTTTAACTTCGCTATCCCAGTTAATTTCTAGATTTAATTTATTTTGTAATCTATTAAATCTAAACATCTGTGGACCATTAAGTTCCATATCTAGTAAAGCGATATGACTCATAATAGACTTGTAATAAATGATTGATGTAGATGTTAAATCATACATATCATGCAATCTTAGCTGATATTGTATATTAAACAAATCTTTAGAAGTTGACTGTAAAGCCAGTGGTATAACTCTAGTTACACCATAAACTAAATCTGGTATTGGAATATACTTGTTTGTTTTATCAGTGCTTGTGATCTGATGTTTTAGATATACCTTTTCAACACCATCCCAGTGGTATTGTCTCCAATACTCAAGAGCTTCATCAAGACGATCTTCTAGTTGATCGTCGTCTACGTTAATTTCTAAAACAGGTGCACCTAACGCTCTAAGTGCGTATTGTTTTAGGGATTCTCTTGAATTAACAGCCATTTTATTTTCCTAATTGGGCTTTTAGTGCATCAACTTCAGATTTAAGATCTTGAACTGCTTTAACTAAAACAGAAACCATTTGACCATAGTTAACAGTCTTCATACCATCAGAATTTTCGCCAACAAACTCAGGTAAAATTGATTCTATTTCTTGAGCGATAAAACCCACTTCTGTCTTACTATCTTTAACATATTTAACAGAACGTAACTGTAACACCTCAGTCAATCCATAGTTAGAATCTTCGATGTTAGTTTTTAATCTTACGTCAGAAGAAGTTTGGAATGAACTGGCAGAGATTTCACCAGAAACATTTAATTTTTTATTAATATTCCACGAATCACCAGAACTAGCGTAAGTGATTGTCGCAGAAGCACCAGCAACTGTAATACCAGCACCATTCGCTGCAGCTGCATCAGCAGCACCATCAGCAAGAACAATGTTCAAATCATCTACAGATAATGTTGTAGAATTGATAGTAGTAGTTGTTCCGTTTACTGTTAAGTTACCAGAAACAATTAAGTTATTATTAACAGTTAATGCAGCTTGTGTCCAACCACCAGCCTTAGTTGTTCCATCACCTGCAGAATTTTCTACATAAAACTCTAGTTCGCCGTTAGATGCACCAGCTGATGTTTCTGCAATAATATACGTGAAACCATCAACAGACTTAACACCACCAAGTGATGACCATGATCCAGAAGAATAACCCTCAAATGTAGATTGAGTAGAGTTATAACGAACCATACCAACTGCTGGAGAAGCTGGTCGTTGTGCAGTAGTACCAACTGGTAATGTCCAGTGACTTGTTCCTGTAGCAGCTAAGATATTAAGACCAGCTAAAGAAGTGCTTGAAGAACCAAGGTCAATAACTGTAGTACCGATAGTTATATCAGCAGTTGCCCATGTTGGAGCATAACCAGCACCAGCAGAACGTAAGAAAGTTCCAGCTGCACCAGCAGTAATGAATGTTGTTAAATCAGTATCTTGTTGAATTACTAACTGCCCAGCAGAACCACCAGCCACGTTGATCGCATAAGTAGCATTAACAGCAGTACCAGTTTGAAGAGAAGTAGCATTAACCCATGTTGGAGCAGAAGAACCACCAGAGATAAGAACCTGACCAGAAGTTCCTGCGTCTGACAGTGATAAACCACTTGCACCAGAGTAAAGAACTGCACCAGGAGTTGCTGTTAGTGAAGATCCAGTTCCACCGTACTGCAATCCAACAGCATTACCCTGCCAAACAGAACCAGTACTAAGTGTTTTAAATAACAGAGTCTGGCTAGCCTGTAAGGTAGCTACGATTGCACCACCACCAGGAGTTGTTCCGTCGTGGATACGTAACGTCTTAACATCAACGTCGTATGTTAATTCGCCGACTGCGCCAGTGAACGCATTGTTCTGAGTAGTGGTACCTCTTCTAAACTGTACTTGTGTTGCCATTTAAAATTCCTCTTTCGATATATTTATGCTTGTGCTTCTGACCAGAACAAGTTTATACTTACTTTAGCAGTGCTAGATTCAAGGTTTTTAACAACGACAGCAAGAACGTCTGGACCATCTGGGAAATTGCTGTAACCACCGATCGCTGAGTTTGATAATTCTTTAAGATTTGATAAGTCAATCTCGGCGAAACCATTTGGTTGTCCTAGTGTTGAGAAAACCTGTTCTCCTGGACTCGCTGCTGTAGAAACACTTGTGGAAACTTGAGCGAACGAAGGTTGAGAACCTAATGCTGCAGTGTTAACTGACTGCCATGATAATGTAGAAGCATCAATGTTACCTGGATTCAACATACCATAAACCTGAACAGATTTATCAGATTGAATCTGTAATTTTTGTAGTAGTAATTGTGAACGATTGATTAAATCGCGATCTCCGAAGTTACCAGCGATAGAGTTAGAAACTGATGGAGCTAGTCTTAAGAAGAATACTGTTTCGCTCGCACCAGAAGCAACTTCGTTTGACAGAGATGGGTAGTTAAAGTAGTAACCACGATCGCTGTCGAAACCACCATCCATAATGTAAGAAGAACCCCAGTGGTTAATAACTGGAGCAGCAGTGCAGCTAATTAATGTTACAGAAGTATATCCGTTACCAACAGCATGAGAAGCAGCTGGACCACCAGTAAAGTTTCTATTATTACCACCAACGAATTGTGAGAATGTTGCACCACGAGTACATCCAGTAAGGTTATTTCCAGATTTACCAGTAAAGTTAATACATTCATTTTCAACTAAAACAGTACCACCTGTTGATGGGAAGCGAGAAGCATCAACTAGAGGGATTGTTGTTTGACTGCTTGTCATAGTTTCAGACAATCTACCAATAACAGATTCGTTGATAGCCTGATAACGAACAGCACTGTTACCAGAACGCATATACGCTTCATCGTTCACGTTGTTTTGTTTCATACGATGAGCAAGAATCATATTACCATCACCACCACGGCACATAAAGTCAATGAAACCAGCACCATACCATGAGAATGAAATTCCCATCATCTGCATTTTGTTAAGGTTAATGTTATAACCAGAGATACCTGTTCCGTCTAGTTTATCAATATTAAATTGAGATTGCGGAACTCGTTGATCAATAACAGTTGCAATCTTAATACCAGAAGATGGGTTAATACCACGATACTCTGGGTTAATAGTTAAGTTATTATCGTTTGTGATAGTACCAACTTTGTATGTCATACCACGAATAACGATGTTATCGCCAACTTTAAGTTGTTGAGTGAAACGGCAGCTAGTACCAACAACACTCTGAGATCCTGGGGTCACTGATACGAAACCAGATAACTGGTAAGTAGAAGCTCTACGAACAACTGCTAATTCTCTACCGTCATATTCCCAGAACAATCCGTTTTGATCATCAAACGCACCAACACGAACAGATGCACCATGCCAGTTCTTAACAGTTACACGTGGTAAGTTGGTAATAATTGCACTAGTAGAACCTAACGTGTTCGCAGCTGCGTAAGTGAATGTGTTTTCGTTAATGATTGAAGATACACCATATGTTCCGTTGTATCCTTCAGTAACAACACCAGAAATTAAAACTGTCGCACCTACCTGTAAGCAGTGGTCAGTTTCTGTGACTACAGTGACTGTAGATCCAGGAGTTGTTCCTGACGCAGAAATTTGGTCAAGGTTAAGAACTGGGTTGAATAGAACACCAGAAGTCCAAAGAACACCTTTACCAGATTGGTAACGCATATACTTCTTAGTCTGACGAGAGATAGAAGCACCATGAGATGGTAGGAATGGACCAAGAGTAACACCACCATCGAACGGGCGATGTAAGGCAAAAGCATCTGAACGAACAAACATATTTGCTGCTAGAGCAGCGTTAGCTACTGCTCCACCGACACGAGCAGTGAAAGTGAATGATGTTTGTGAAGGAACAGATTCTGCGAAGAAGTTTCCTGTAATTAAATTGTGATTAGTTCCAGAAGAAGTTGCGATTGAAACTAAAGGTGCTCCTGGCACTAAGCCATGGTTAGCAGTACATGTCACAGTAATTCTAGATGGGTTTGCTCCATCAGAAACGATAGAACCAATTGGTAGTGATGCTCCAGTATAGAAACCACCACGACGACCATAAGTAGAACCAGTGAAAATAGATTGACCAGCTGTTCCAACAATACCTTTAGCGTAGTATGTAAATACTGTTGTATGAGGAACTGAGTTAATTACGAACGCACCTTCGGCACGAGCATAGTTAGCTGTATTACCTAGACCATACAAAATAACTGGATCGTTCACATTTAAATTGTGTGGAGCAGAACATGTTACTGTAATCAACGATGGTGTATTACCATCAGTTGTGATATTAGTCAAGAATAAGTCAAGACCTGGACGCTCGTAGATACCTGGAATGCCACGGATATCTGTATAGTTTTGCCACTTAGTTGTTTGTAGACCATATTCAAAGTCAGCATCAATTAGCGACTGTGGGTTTGATGTACGCATACGTTCAATAGCGTCAACACCAAAAGCATAAGGTCTAACAATATTACCAACTTGTTTTGGAGCATCAGTATAAACTGCAATCTTATCTGACGCCAACATTGTTGACGTATCTTTAGAGAATGTTACTGTTGTGCTACCAGTCTGCTCTGAGAAGAATGATGTGTTATCGTTCGGATCATAAACAAGAGTTCCTGTTCTTGTTGGATCGCCGATAGCGTAAATGTTTTCTTGAGATGTTTTATTCGCGATAATTAATAATTGAGTTTCATCGCATTTTCCAGGAAACTTGATTGTTCCCTCACCAGCAATACCAGGTGTAAAAATGTATTTTTCAACTAATTGACGTGCCATATTATATCCTCTTTAGAATCCAAAAATAATAGAATAACCAATGTAATCTGCTTTGATCGATTGGTCGATGTTTGATAAAGAAACAATACCATCGATTCTTAATTGTCCCATATCATAAATGAAGTAAGCTAAATCAGTAATGAGACCCAAATCTTCAGATATAGCAATAACCAAATCAGTCACAGATCCTAAATCACTTACAGCCTGCGGAGCGAATACCGCTGAAGCTACTGCAACATCATTATTAGCATTTACCCATTGGGTACCATTATATTTTAAAACTTGCTGAGCAGTTGGTGAGTTAATTGCAACATCAGAAAGCCCATCAAGCGTATTTGTATCTAGTGATCTCCACTGAACACCTGTTCCAGTAGAAACTAAAAATTGTCCGTTTATACCTGTGCTACCACCAGCAGTTAATGTTCCAGTCAAAACTGCTGAGGATAAGGTTTTATTGGAGAGAGTTTGTGTGCCATCTAATGTGGCGACGGACACTATGGAAGCAGTTCCATTGTCCTTTTTAAAGAATAGGTTACCATCATACGTGTTTACTGCCAATTCGCCCAGCGACAGATCGCCAACGACTGGAGCTTTGCCCTGAACGGCACTTCGTTTGAGTACGACTTTATTAGCCATAATAACCTATTCTATGTAGAAACAATTAATACTCAGTATATACTGAGTGGTGGAATTTCTTCCACCATGTATTTAGCTTACTTTAGTAAGTTCCGCCATCAATGTTGAATCCATCTAATGTAGATGTATCAGCACCAGCACCAGTGATATTAGCTGAAGCAGTAATATTACCTGATACTGCCAATGTAGAACTTAGAGTTGCTGCGCCAGTTACTGATAATGTAGAACCTAAAGTAGTAGCACCAGTTACACCAAGAGTGCTGTTTGCACTTAAAGTAGTGAACGCACCACTTGAGCGAGTAGTAGAACCGATTGGTGTATTATTAACAGTACCACCAACAATAGTTAAATCGTTAGCGATATAAGCATCTTGAATTACATCAGCCTGCCAAGTACCAGTACCGATAGTACCAAGAGTAGTGATAGAAGTTTGACCAACATAAGTTGACGCAATATCAATACTATTAGCATTTACAGTTAAACGATTCGCAGTACCTACGATATCTAAAACACCAGAATCGTAAGTTAAACCAGCACCAGCGATCGTTGATTTTAATTGTAAATTATCAGAAACAATTTCAATACCACCAGAACCAGCTACGTTAACCTCTAAAGTGTATCCGTTCTTAGATAGACCAGCACCAGCAATTAAAGTGCCAGATGTTGAGAATAGAGTCCACTGGATTGGGTCAGTGCCGATAGTTAGCGCACCATCAGAAACTACAACGAAACCAGTGTCGCTGTTTACAGAACCTTCTTCAACGAATACGAAAGTTCCTGGGTTCAATTCAGCTGGAGCATCAGCATCAGTAGAACGAGTCCAAGAACCAGAAGCAACAACGTAAATACCATTCTGAGCAGAATTGGTTTGATCTTTAACAAGAACACGATCGCCAACTGATAAAGTTACACCATCAATTACTTGTGTACCAGAAAGAGTAATGTTACCTGTTGTGGCAGCTTTAACTGAATTCTTAATGTCAAGACCAGAACGAGCAGCGTCAACGTAGTATTTTGTAGCAGCATCAGAATCAGCAATTGGTTCTGCAACGTTTGTGATTCTAGAAGAAGAAACATCAACATTACCAGTACCATTTGGTGAAATGACAATGTCGCCATTAGTATCAGTAGAACTAATTGTGTTTCCGTCAACTCTGATGTTATCAACATCTAATTGAGTTAACCCAGCAATTGCTGTTGTTGTAGAACCATTGGTTAATGTTGAAGTACCAAGAGTGATATTTTTAGTAGAAACTGCACCATTTGTAACAACAAAGTTTGCGTCAGCGAAAGAAGCAACACCCTTGTTAGTTGTAGAAGCATCTTCACCAGTAACAGTAATTGTATTACCGCTACCAGTTACATTCATACCTTCGCCACCTAGGATAGCAACAGCATAACCATTAGGATATACGCTACCGTTATCAACTACGAATTCTTTAGCAACAGTATCTCTTAAACGAACATCACCAGAAGTTACAACGAAATCTAAAGTGTTGAAAGAAGCAACACCCTTATTTGATGTTGAAGCTAATTCTGCTGAGATTGTTAGAGTATTGGCAGTAACTGCAGTATCAATACCCTCACCACCAACGATTGTTAATGTTTCTGTTAGTAATGAAATGCCATCAGAGCCAGTATCACCGATTAGTGATAGAGTTGTAGCTACATCAACTTCACCAGCTGCTGATAAACGACCCTTAGTATCTACAGTGAATGTAGGAATCTTTGTAGTAGAACCATAAGAACCAGCAGTAACACCAGTAGTCTTAAGTGCTAGAGTAGTAGTTCCTGTTACGTCGTTATAAGTAGGAGCAATTTCTGAGCTATCAACTAACTGACCACCAGTTACGTCTTGAATGTATTCAGCTAATGATGTATTACTATCTGTATAAATGTTAGAAATAATTGTTTTACCAGTACCATTAGGAGTGATAGTAATATCACCATTAGTATTGGTAGAAGTAATTGCATTACCATTTAAATCAAGGTTATCAACTTTTAAATTGTCTAATTTGCTGCTTGAATCAGTTATAAGGGCAGAGTTTGCAGTAAGCACACCCTTAGTATGATCCAACATATCAGTGAAATATTTACCACCGATAACGATATGGTTAGCAGCATTGCCAGCAGTCTCACTGCCCATACCGATGTATAAACGATCACCACCATTTGAACCATTGTCGGTTAATGCTGAGTAGGCTAACTCACCAGCACCAAGTGTACTTGGATTTCCGCTAACTGATGAACGCTTAATGCGAATAATAGATGCCATCTTATGTCTCCGTTAAAATTCTCCGCCTTCCATGTTCTGAGCGTCTAGGTTTACAGACGCAGTCCATTTGGCAGTGTTATTCTTGTAAATTAAAATCGATCCGTTAGTTAGTGACTGTAAGTCAACATCTAACATGTTTTCTATTGTGTTTGGTGGAACTGATGTCTGGCTTACTGCGACAGTACTTCCAGATTGTGTTTCTCCACCGTATGGGTCTGATACAGTTGCTATGATATCTGCCATATTAAATCTTAGTTATTTCTGGGTTAATCAAAACAATACCTTCTACAACACGAGTTCTTTCGCCTGATGGAGAAGTAACCTCTACGTCGTATAGATACTTACCTGCTGGGATTGCCCTAGATTGCTCAGAAGAAAGTTCAACTCGAACTCTACCCTGAGACGGATTACTTATAGAAGTAGTGAAGTTATATGCAGTCGAAGACTGATATGACTTTCTCATTTGAGAAGCTGCAGTGAACCCTGTTAAATCCAATGGTGTTCCGTCTGTATTAGCGACGGTGACATATGTTCTATAAAAAGAACCCTGATCGACATAAAGATTTGTTACTGTAGCCACGTATTTCTCCCAATATACATACTTATTTATCTTATTTTGGAACGCTAAAACCTATTATAAATATAAGTATAAATACCTTTAGCGAAAGCGAACTGACATTTTAACTTATGGAGATACTATGGAAAATATCCAAGCACCACAAAACGGAACAACTTCCCAAACTGAACAGCCTGCAATTCAAGAAACATTCAGAAAGACGCTGTTCCCAACAGAACTTCGTTGCTACTCATATCCAATAACTCAAGATATGATAGATGCAATCGTTGAGATGGCTAATAAAGCCAATGAAACATCAGACGCAGCTGATATTATGTCTTTAGATCATCCAGTTATTGAACAATTTAAAGATTTCGTATTCGACATTTGTCAAGAACTAGACGAATTTAAGTTAGATGGTCCAGACGGCAGCAACAGAACACGAAATATTCCAATTAATGAAAAATTAAATTATTTACCAAACATTTTAGGTTCTAATGTTTTATTCCAACAACCAAAAGAACATATTCCTCTACACTGCTACGAATTCGTTCCTCTAGTATTCACCTTTGTATTAAACACTGGAGGTTGGCCACCAATTACATATTATGCTGACACCAGAGGTGGAGTTCAAACTATTAGACAGTTGGCTGCACAAGATTTGGTTGGAACAAGTTATGGTTTAAAAGCCAAAATTGGCGAAGTTATAATTACTCCTGGTTATCTACAAAGATATACAGAAACTAATTTGTCAGATCAAACCCAAGTGTTTTTAAATATTAAGGTTGGATTTGCTGGTTATTAAACTATAATCTTCCAATAAAAACATCCAAGAGGGGTTCGAGTTTGATAAATTCGAGACCCCTTTTGTTTTATTCCAAGCATAATGTTTGTTACCACTGTATTCTTCTATCAATTGTCGCATCACCCATCGATGAGTCAATGAGTCTCCAACAACTTTTGTAAATGGTTCTTTTGTACTAATCGCATACCTTTGAAAATCTTCAGTATCAAAGAAGTGAAATACGTCACTTCTATTTTTAGTATTCACTAAAGCATCAAATTTTGCTGTATACCAGTCTAAATTAAAAATAAACCACCATCTCAAATCTCTAACAGTCTCGATTTTCTTTGGACTGGCTTCTATCATTGGCTTTAAAAATTCAAACTTTTCATCATTTATACACTTACTATAATGCGCCAATGGATCTTCATAATTAAACTGATGATGAAATAATGTCACTGCAGAGTTTTTAGAAAAATCATCGGTTGGACCGAATAGTTGGTTACCCATAAACCCAGTTACGTATATCTGGTCAGGATCTTCAAATTCTTTAGTTTTTGTAACAGATATTTTATGTTCAACACCAAGAGGTAAAATATAACGATCGAACATATCTCCAGATTCTAGTATTGAGGAATAAGTTCCATATACCTTAATCTGAGACTTATCATTCGCATATTTAATAAGCGCAAACAAAGCCAATGTGCTGTCAATTCCACCAGACCAAACAACATTAATTATTTTACCATAAGATAGTAATTCTTCACATCTCTCTTTAACGACAGTCTCAAAAGATTTATTAAAATTATCTGCAGTTGGTATTACTGCTAAATTTGGTTTTATGTTAATGTAATGTGGTATAGTTCCTGTTCGATCATAGACAAAATTTTGAGTGTCCATACCATATTTTCTATATTTTTCAAATAGCTCTTTAGAGTAACTTTCAGACAAATATGGTCTAACTGCGTCAGAATCAATTATGGTTGGAACTGAAAACACATTGTAATATAAAACCTGTAACATAATATCCTCAAAATAAAAATGGGGAGCCGAAGCTCCCCAATATTTATCGCTTACAAATTAATGTAGTTGAATCTTCTGAACCAATCCTGGAGTGAAGTAGTCAGCAAACTTCTCATATACAGAAGAAGTAACTTCTTTGAACTTCTGCTCTTCAGTAGCAGACATCTTAACAACTTCAACACCTTTAGCTGCACATTCAGCTAGGATGTTTGGAATATCAGCAACTGATTCGCGACGCTCTTTACGAGCAGCATTGAATGCAGCTTTAGCCATAATTTCTTGAGTTTCTTGGTCAAACTGTTTGAAGAAATCTTGGTTAACGATAATAGAAGTTAAGAACAAGCTATGTGCAGTATCATTAACTACAGCGAATGCTTCATTCTGTTGTAGTGGGAATACGCGAACATAAGTAGATTCGCCAGCTTCGATTTGACCAGCTTTAGCAGCTGCGTTCATTTCTTCTAGAGCGATGTGCTCTTTTGGTTCTGCACCAAGTAGCTTGAATGTTTCAACGGCAACTGGTGAACGTGATGTACGAACAGCTTTACCTTTCCATGCTTCTACAGTATCAGCACGGAAGTTCGCTGGAACTACACGATAACCACCAGAGTAAGTGAAAGACATAGCCTTAATGTTTGACTGCTTAGAAACACCAGCCAATAACTCAGTACCGATCTCACCTTCTAGAACTGCATCAGCATGATCATGGTCACGGAACAAGAATGGTAGATCTAAAGCATGTAGATCTTTGTTATAGTCAGCCAACCATGTTGTGTAGATGTGGCTCATTTCGATTGCGCCAGTATCAACCAATGCCATCAAGTCGTCTTTGGTAATTTTCTTACCATCGTTATACTTTTCTGCATAGTCAGATAATGATAGAACTTCAATATTGAATTTTCCACCAGTTTGTTCATTGACTTCTTTAGAGAACGCATCAGCTACCTTTAAAAATAGACCAATTGGTTCATGGGCGATTACCCACTTAATATGTTTCTGTTCCAAGTTTATCTCCTTTATTTTTTCTAAAAATCAGATAATCAGCAACTGATGTATCGACTACCCAAGATTCAATCCCTCTGATTTGTATAAGCATAACAACTGGGATTTTCTCTCTTATCAAGATTTCCTTGTAGTTATTTATAAAATTTAATTGTCTGCGAGTTCCTTGCAACTCAAATTCAGGGATTTGTATAAAAAAATTATTACTTTGATATGATAATTGTTGTGAATTGTGGTGAAATATATTAGCAAGCGTATACTTGTTAAAATTTTTACCATATTTTGGGAATTGGTTTAATTCCCAAATGTTACAGTCTATAAAAGCCATTATTGTGGAGTAGCTGGAACCTGAACTACTGGAATGTTAATAGGTTTTCTAACTTTCCAAGATTTCTGCGTACCACCAGATTTTACGAAATCGATGTCTATTACTGGAATAGATGTTACCCCATCATATCTTATTTTATCGCCTTGAATTTCAGTTAAAACAAGTCCATCTGTAAGAACAAATAGAGAGCTAGCTAAAATACCAAGGTTGTAATAAAATAAGTTTTCGCATGCCTGTTCCCAATATTGGTCTTCTAAAAATAAACAAGCACCCTGACACAATTGAACAACTGGGCAGGACGGGCACTCAGATCTAGTTGACCAGTGATAAGAATTGGTTAATCTTACATTTTCTAGATCTTCAATATTACCTAAGTTATGTTTAGTAAGAGAAGAAGTGTTTTGACATGTAGTAACATTACCTTTCATATCAATGGCAATATTATCTTCTTTATCCATACCACACTTTTGTCCGACGACTTCAGCAGGTCTTTGATACACCAATGATTCAAAGAAAGACTGCATCTTTTGATTGATTGTCCAACTAAACTGGTTTCTATATTGAATAGTTTCCCAGAATAAAGAATGTAAAATTTCTTTCTTTTCGTCAGTAGTTTGTAAAGAATGAGCCATTCCAGAATCATCATATGGTAACATTAGTTCTTCTGTTGTTACCTGCAGTTCCATTTGAGAAACTTCAGCATAATCATACCCCAAATCTTTACGATTTAGTTTATCTAAAATAAAATCTCTAACTGCAGCTATTGATACGTTTTCTCTCGTTAGAACGCAGTTAAATGTAAATCTTCCTTGTCCCATAGTTTTCAGCGCATATACTACAGCGTCTTTAGCTTTAGGTTCATCTAGTGGATCTGGACCACGATTTTGAGCATGAAGTGGACCATCATGCGACATACCAATCGAGAATCCCATTTGATTAAACCAATCAATTTTATCTCTATCCAATAAAGATCCGTTAGTTACCATCATAAACTGAGCATTCGGATAAACTTTTCTTATTTTTTCAGCCAATGGTTTTAGAGTTTTCCAATAAACCATTGGTTCACCACCCCAAAACTCTAATCTAAATTTATCGTAAGTTGTAAACGCAAAGTTATTTTTAATTTTTTGCACCAACTCCTCAGCATCATCTGGACCACCGACTGGATCATGTGGTTGGTGAGCTTGATTGCAATATGAACATGCATAGTTGCACTTAAGACCCATAGTAATCTTAAGCGTAGTTGGTTTTGAAGATTTTTTTCCGTGAAGTTCTGGATTATGAGGGTTTGTTATTGCAGCTGGTGTCCAAACCTTAGCATCTAGTTGATACGTTAATCCTTTGGAAATGTATTCTAGAGATGGTCTATCACCAGTCTCTTCCCAGTACATCTCAGATGTCATAGGGTCATAAACTAATGTTTGTTTAACATCGTTAGCACCCTGTAATATCATTTTATAGTTCGCCATATTTTATCCTTATCAAAATGTAAATACCCCGATTCTCATCAGGGTATTTAGTTCAAAATTATTGAGGTTATTCTATATCAATCCAAAGTTCTGCGTAAGAAACAAATTTTCCAGCATTTAATTTCAATTTGCAGTATTCACCAGAAGATAATCCACTAGCATTCAAGTTAACAGAAACTGTACCATCACCAACAACTAATCTATTTTTATTAGAAATTCCATTAACTACATTAACATCATATGAATTTGATGTTTCTGAAAAAGTTGCTTTATTACAAGTAACATCAATGTTGTATATACCAGATGGTAACTGAACTTT